CGACTATGAAGGTCAGAAGGTTGTTAAGCCGTTCACAGAGGTCTTACACAACAACACGGCTGGCAAGGCTGCGCAGTTTGCACTTAGGCATATATCCCCTGTCGCAGTTTACAAGAAAAAGCCAGCCTCTAAGCTCAATCGGTTCGTGGAATCCTACAACAGGCAACAGATCTCAACAGATGGAAAGACTTGGATCCTCAACTCACCAACAGCCGAAATCACAGATCCCTACAGCAAAAAGAAGGTAAGGTTGACTCTGCGGGAACAAGAGACGCTCAACTCTATCGTTCAGCCCCAGCTACAGGCCTTGTTCGAGGTGAACATTACCGAAGCCGATATCGCCAACCCAACGGACAAAAAGAAGCAAAGAATCCAGAATCTGGCCTCCCAGCTACGCAATAAATACGAGGAACAGATTATCAGACAGCGATATGCAATGGGCGACGCAAAGCAGACAAAGTAGTCGCACACCTCGCCATTGATGGTTGAAATCGAATATGGCTGAGAATCAAGTAGATAACCTCGTAAAGAAGGCCGAAGAACTTGAGAAGGCTCTTGATTCTGCTCGAAGTGGGCCGAACGCACGAGCTTTGGGTGGCGGAAGCCCGACTGCGGTTGCTTTCCCAACAGCCTATAAGCTGACCGAGGAACAAGAAAAGGAGCTGGTTCGCCACGCATCCGAACGCCTCCGCAAGCTTGAGGTAGAGATGGGACGAAGCATCGTCCGTAATACTGCTTACAACACAAACCCAACCTCCTTAATGGCTTTTGAGACCTTCTTGGGTCGCCGTCAGATTTACGAGTGGGTGTATGAAAATAATGTCTCTTGGCGTCCAGCGGTCATGGGCGGGATCTTCGAGCAGAGCAACCTAATCGTGCCTGTCACCCGCCGTATCGTTCGGCAAATGATCGCCAAAGCTCAAAAATACTTCCTTGGCACAGATCCTTGGTTCTCCGCCCTGCCCGAAGGAGCGGCCGACAGGGACATCGCAGAAAAGGTAGAGCGGTACTCCCGCTACAAGTTTAACAGGCTTGGAGTGAAAGATGCCTTGGCAATGGCTTTGCAATTGGCGTTTGTCCGTGGCGAATGCGTAATCAAAACGACCCACGTTAAAAAAGAGCAAGTCTACCAGCGCAATGCCAAGGTTTTGGTAGATCTAAACGGCCAGCCAATTCTTGCAACGGACGGAGATTTCATTACCGACAAGGACAGCTTTGTCCCAGCCCAGAACGAGATCGGCGAACCTATTATGCTTTTGAGGCGGGATATGGCCACGATCCAGCCCCCTGTTCCTGTGTTTATCGAGCAAACGATCAGCCGAAGGGCAATCCTTTCCGAAGGGCCAACTGCCGAGCCTGTCTACTACCAAGACTTTATCTGTCCCCTAAACGCAACATCGGTGGATGATGCCGACTTTGTGGCTCACCTTTATGACGCCCCTATTATGGAGTTGGCCGACCTCTACAACAAGAAAGGGTCGAAAAGCGAGGAGACTCCCGAAGAGGAGATGCTCCGAATCCAAGCGGCTATTGACCAGATCCGCCTATCAGCCACAGAATCTGGGATCCCCAAGACTGGCGCTAAACAGGCCAGAACAGAGCGTGGTGAGGCTTACGAGCCAAACAATACCTTCAATAACCCGACGATGGAGATTGCGGAATGCTATTTGCGGTATGATGCGAACGGAGACGGAATCACCGAGGAAATAATGCTTCTGCTGGATGTTCGCAATCAGCGAGCAATCTTCTACGAGTATGTGGCCAATGTAACCTCCGATGGTCGTAGACCATTCACAGTAGTCCGAGTGAACCCTGTGGACGGACGCTGGTACGGAATGGGCGGAGTGGAGCAGTTCAAGACCTCTCAGGACTTCATGGATCTGACCATTAACCGACTCAATTTCAGCCAAAGCTCAAGTGGGCGAGTCACCTTCTGGCGTCCAGATGCGACCTTTGAAGGGTCAGCAAATCCCAATTTGATCCTCAATTCTGGAGGAACTTACACCCTCCGCCCAGGTTTTGCGGCCGCCGACGCCTTGACCTATGTGGCTCTCCCAGAGTCCAAGGAAAAGGATCTCAATTTCATGCTTCAATACTTTACCCAGCTCGTCCAACTCGAGTCGGGTGTGATGAACGGAGGCGACCAAGAATTCTCTGGTTTGCCATCCAGTAAGCTGGCTACTGGAATCCGAAGCATCGATCAAGCGGGCAACGAAATGTTCTCGCAGTACCTAATGTCGCTAGAGCCAGCCCTGTCCCAAGTGGTTAATCGGCTGGTCTTGATCCTGTTGGACAACATGAACAAAAAGGAAATGTTCAACTACCTTGAAGGCGATGCACTCCAACTCGTGACGATCACCCCAGAAGAAATTGCTGATATTAACATCAATATCCGCCTACTTCTGACCCGCTATCACGGCGAGCAACAGCTCCAGAGCAATGCTCAAGCGGCGGGTCTTGTCACTCAGTTCTACGGATTGCCCCCAGAAGTTCAGCAGAAGGTCGCCCTGTTCTACAACCAGAGCCTCAAAGCCCTTGGGATCGTGGATGCAGAGTCGATCATTCAGCCCTTTGCCCCGCCTCCCACACAGAATGGGATGACTCCAGACGGACGAGTATTCGGCCAAGCTGGATCCCCTGGCTCACCTCCGCCTAGCGTTGGCGGAACGAAAAGTGTTCCTGTTGACGCTGGCCTAGCTGGCGGTAATCCGACACCCGCATGAGCGATCCAGCCAGCCAACTGGCACTCATAGAGCGGTTAAAAGACAATTCTGGGTATAACGAGTGGTATCTCCCTGCCCTTTCAAGGCATCTGGAAGGTCTTAAAGAATCGGTTTTAGAGGCTGGGATTACCCCAGAAGAGCGTCAAAACAGGCATTCAGCCTATATGGCAGTTAAAGAAGTGCTGGCTCTGGTTCCGTCACAGGAGGCCGCACTTTATAGGCTTTTGAAAGCTGTGAAAGAATCCCGCTAATCTCCTCGACAGAGAAGTATCTATCTATTCTTCTGGATAGCTCGACCACTCCATTTGGTTTTCTTATTGCCTTGCAGTTATCTCCGTCAATTAAAAGGCATTCTCTTGAATAGGATGTAGTCCCTGGCACTCGACAGCCCATAAATGTCGCCGACATACTCCTAACTGAATTCGCAAACGTTGCAGAACTGACGACCGCCTCGGCTTCCTGTTTTGTTACTGCTGGCTCCATCAACATATACAAATGGCTTCTGCCATATGATGTCTTTAGGAGGGAAACATCTGTGATGTTTTCGCACGGAACATCAGTATCAAGGACAATCATCTGTAGGCTCCCATCTTTCCTCCATGGTCTGGCGGTTACTGCCATATCAAGACTATCCCTAAACTCTATAAACGCAACTGCCTCCGAAAGGTCAGTAAATTCTCTTGTGATAACATGCCCAGTCTCATAATCCTTTTTGGAAATCAAGATTCCGTCATCACCCCAGATGTCTCTAATAAATGAAGCTATTTCTGCTGTTCTCCTTTTTGAGTCATACAGAAGCTCCTCTTTAAGTTGACTTGTAAGGGATGAGTTCGAAACCCTTGGTGAAGGAAGTGGATACGGAAGTGGCTTGGGTTTTGAAAGCCTTACTTCATGCTCAAAAGCACTAACAAGAAGAGAGTCACGTTCCATCGGTACGTTCAAGTGTTCACACGCCCAAGCGACACTCCAGTCATGAGAGGAAAGCATAGTTCTGTTCTGCCTGTTTTCAAATTTTTCTCGTATATAAGCGGATACTTTTGATTGGTCTAGAGTTACTAGCGCATTGCTCAATAGTATTTCTTCATCAACAAAAGCTCTGGCTGTATTTCTCCTTATTCCAAGTGCCCCGCCATTTATGCTTTTATGAACGGAGGGCGGATTCCCTCCTGTTGCCACCTGCATTTTCCCAAAAACTCCCAGCCTTCTGGCAAATGAAGCATCGGAAATATTGACGATCTTATTTATTTTCGTGTCGGCATCAATTTTCACAATAATGTCTCCAGGCATTTTAAGGCCTAGCGCAAAAAGCTCGTGTGCGGCAAGGCCACCCGTGCCGACCGCAAACACGTCCTCGGCAGTCGAATGGATTAGGTCTGCGTATTTTTCAATCTCTTTTGGATATGCACAATTATTAGCCAGAATGCCAAGAAAGAAACTGGGGTAAGCTTCTTTAAGCCTAGCTGACGTCTCTACGGCTTTTTCTTTGTCCCCGTCCCATATTTGCATTACAATAATCACACCTTGCCCCACTTTCCTTTCGGGCATTCCTGCTGAGGCATTTGTAGCTTTGCTACGCCGCATCCGCACACTCGACATCTCCCAGTTCCCATAAATGCACTAGGGTCAAAGTACTCGCAAGAGTTGCAAATTGATTTCCTCTCATTAAACGTCTCTTCGGAGACCTTAAAAGAGCCGCTTCTGACCGACTGAATGACGGCTTTAGCAAGGGTCGACGCCTGTGCGGTAATGCTAGGCGGCTTGTAGAATAGCCCCAATATCCCTCGAGGCACCTCCATAACATCAGATACAGAAGACTGAATCCACTTTGGGCCTGCACAGAGTTGGCTTCCAATCGAACCAAGCTGATAGCATGTGCCGCTCATTCCGCGTTTCACAAAGGGTCTCATGTTTGGGATATCCGACTTGTCTGGGACTTTGTATATATAAACATTCTTGAACTCACCCTCAAAAGTAAGGGTGCGTTCTTTCGGGTAAAATAGCTCATTTCGCAGGGAATCAGTTTCATGGTGCTTTATCTGCCCCATGATTCGCCTGTCAATCTCAACAGACAAAAGCCCGCCATCAATTAGGATTCCCGCTTCTTCTAGTGCAATCCTTTGCGATATTTCTGACAAAGATCGTGGCCGCTGAAGAGAGTCTGAGGCTAGGTACCACTTCAAGTCGCTAACAGACAGACTTCCATTGGCTTCAGCTATTTCTATCGAGTGTCTTGTATTTATCATGTATGTTACTCCTCAAACTCAGTAAAAGGCACGAATTGTACCTTTAGGCTTGTTTTTATTTCGGTCTTCGTTACTAAATTGTAAATCTCTAGCCTTGGGCACAGGATACTGGAGGGTTCATCTGCAGGAAGCGGAGGGCAATTAGGAAGGGGATCAATACATTCACAGTTAGGGTCTTGGTTCTTTCCGTCAGGGTCACAGCAGGGAGCCTGCTGACAAGTGGCTTGTCTTAACTTGCTCCCGCCACAATCTGTATAGCTTGTGTAAGAAAAACATCCGCTGCAGCCTTCTGGAGGAAGCGGAGCACAATATCCCCCTATTGCGCTTTGAATACATAGCGCCTTGCCTGAAATTGCTCTTGGAAGCCCCCTGCTCTCAAAATTACAGCCACAATTCTTTTGTTTGTCTTCGCATCCCATGCAGGGGTTCTCCTCGCATTTCGCACAACTTATAATTACGGAGGTGGCAACGCTCGCACAATCAATCAGTTTTCCATAATTGTCGCATTTATAGCCTTCTGCATAATTAAACTTATCATTTACGGGAATTTCTTGGAGTTCCCCAATTTGGTTACCGATAATTGTATATACATCGAAGACACGATTCCAATCACCATAAGCCATGGTGAAATCCCCTACTTTCTTTATTTCATAAGAAACAAGCGAGTTGTCATTAGGCTTGTAAGCCTGTGCGACTGGGGGCTCTCCTCCGTCTTCTGAAAGAAAAAACGATGCTCCCGCCCAAGAGCCTGAGACAGATGGGGAGCAACTTATATCGTACGCATAGGCAACTTTTATGTTATCGGGATTTTTTGAGAGGTCATAAATCGGGACAATAGCCCTAGGGCTTGGAGCATTATCAATATATCTCCCGAGATTCCCGCTGATTCTGAAGGAATGTATAAATTTAGACCCATCTTTGTCTTTAGTAGTAAATGGACAGCACCTTGATTCTGCTGCTGGGGGGCAGGAGCCTTCATTCGCTGGCATTTCGATATCCGTGTGAATCGCATGTCCCATTTTGTCAGGATCATACTTATCCGCGCAGGGATTGGAGACACAAGGACATGGGCTCGTAGAGACAAAGAGTCCATTGCAGTCGATATAGCCCCTGTACATATCGTCGCATGGTGTGCCGTCGCAGAACGAAAGCCCGTACAATAAGCTCGTGCAAGTTCCACTTGCATCTGTTTCCATCGTTCTTGTTTTTGCATCTATTTTAGAAAACACCTCTGGGTTGAGGAAATATTTTTTCGTTGGTAGACCCCCCTCATATGAGGGTGGACACGTTGTTGTCTCATATACTTTCTTCCATTGGTTTTTGTTTTCGTCTTTTGGGGTTAATTTATATAGCCTCCGATTTTGATTTTCCTCCCCATCATAAGGGGGGAAAAAAGCACCTTCATTAAACTCAAATTGAAGGCTGGGGCCTCCTCCCGCAGGCACATCAAAACCCAAGCCACTTCCGTTTCCCCCTCCAAAGCCATTCCTTTCCCCGTGAAGACCTGTAATGCGTAAAATTCCCCCATCAGGGTCCGTGCATGGTGTGGAGGCGGTGGTGTCCTTGATATCACCTTCCGCAATTTTGTAATTATAATGACTTGCATTCATGAATGGCGTTGTAAGACAGCCTGAATCAAACTTTGTTTTTGGGCTTGCTGTTTTTATGAGTTTTACCATGCTAAAGTCTCGCCAATCTGGTTTATCCTCTAGATCCTCAGGGTAAGCGTCACAGCTGTAATCCTTAAACAATACGAAATCCTTGCTGGCTAAGAAGAGATTTCTTGATACATCAAGCTCAACTGGTTCTTTATCGGATAGCTTGGTATACTCCTTAAATCGCTTTAGGGTTAAATCAATATCTCCTTCTACACTTTGGTTCAACACCTCGATTTTGCTACTCACATTGCAGACATATTCGCTAGTTTTTTTCTCTGGTTCACTACACGTTGGTGGACAAGAGTTTTTGTATGGCTGCCGAATGTAGTACGAGGTTGGCGATGCTGTCGTTTCCCCGTCCTTTGTTTCGTAAATGCACTTCAGACTGAGGGATCCACTAACCTTAATCTCTTTTGTTCGCGAAACAATCTCATGAAAAGTCTCGGCTGGCATATCGAAATTAACCAGCATGCGATACGGATTTTTGTCATTATATCTAGATATTTCTGCTTTTGGTTCGTTGAATCCGTCTACTGGTCGGTTTCCGTACATCTCGTGAAACCCAGGGCCTTTCGGATGCTCAGTAGCTTTGGTGCCGTCGGGATAATCCTTCGTTATTTCTTCATGATTTCCAAAAGAACACAGCGGGATATTCTCCTGAGCTATGGGGTAGTAGTCTTTGTATTTAGTATCTCCAAACTTTTCTGGATCAAAAGATTCTGGGTGGAACTGATCCACGTACTCCCCTTTCTTAAAGCGTCCAGCTTCATTGAACCATTGGCTTATTCCGATCGAATCACACCCGTAATTATCGTGGCAATCGCCTTTTGTCGCTTTCTCTGGCCCTGCGGGAACGATTGGAGGTTCCTCATAGTAACCTTGAGGGTCATGGGCATTCTCTTTGGTTCTTGGATACTTATTAAGTACGGACGAAGACAACCCAAAAACTCTTCCGAACCTCTGGAATGATGTATATCTACCCTTCACGCTGTTGTAATAAGCACTCCTCGAAATCCATTTATGCAAGTTGGAATTGCTATGGGCACCGAGTACGAGCTTTGTATTACTGGAAACGATAAGTTTCTTCCGAATTTGTAATAAGGCTTAGTAGGCTTTAACAAACCGAGAAAGTGTCTTGCTAGATTCTGTTTTTCAAACTCTTCTTCTGGCTCAAACAGTGGCTTCCTTTCATTGTAGGACTTGATCTCTGCTTGTTTGATCTTGGCGTCCTCAACCTCACACTCTATGTATATGTAATTTAATCCTTCTTTTGCGTTCTGTTTATCATCCAAACCTTTTACCTCCCCGTCAAAGTTATATATAAACGAACCTTTTGGGCCAACTTTGAATTGCTTTATTACTCCGCTTGTCACTTTCCCTACAGTTATTTGAAAAAACGCATTCCAAGCGTAAAACTTGGGATTAAGCATCCCCTCTCCAAAGAATCTCGAAGATGTCCCTACAACATGACCATATCCACTTGCTGGACTTACGCCCAATGGCCCTAGGGACTTCATGTCACTCATAGGCTTATTGAGACCACCAGAACGATTCATGGCAACTTGACTTACTCCTATGTGTCGCCTGCCTGCCGAATAGCTGGTTTTTGGGGTCAGGTGCAATTACAAGTTGCAAGTGATCCCCAAGATTGTTACGCAGATATTCTCAGAAGGAACATTCAACAGTAACGAAGGAATACAATTTCACGATTTTAATAAATCTAGGCTTACGGGATGGAGTGTTAGGCTAATTAGGTGCGGCGGGGCTAATATTGTGGAAAGAAGGCAACAGGCCTGCGAGGCTAAATACAGGGCACTATATGAAGATGGAGGAATAATACTTGACCTAGACGCTAAGTTTGTTGGGCGGGACGGGGCTCTTGATTGGCTTTGCGATCTGTCTATGCCAGCGATAGCGCAGAGAGAAAGCATTGTTCACGGAAACCACTCGCATACCGACATTGACAACGCATTCATGGCCGCACCGAAGCATGACATTCTTATAGGCAAATACTTAGAGCATGGCTTTGGCTCCTACCCATTCCCCCTGCGAAGCTATTGCTCCAATGCGCTAAACAACTTCACGTCCAGCTTCGGAATTCCATTTGTAGCACTTCCCCCAACCTACGATTCAAGTATTATAGGAAAAAGCGGAAACATTATCGAGCATCACAGGGGTTTGTTTGAGGACAAAGCAATGCGTCGCACGGACTAACAAATCTCTTCCGTTCTCGCTTTGAGTCTTTTGGCTTGTCCCATGAGCGAAAACAATACTCTGGCGCAAGCCGAGCAAACCCCTCAAACAACGGGTGCAGAACCACAAGTTACTGCACGGACGGAAACTGGTGTGGCGACACTTGATGAGCGTGCTTATCACGAACTCGTTCAAGGCTTAAAGGAAACGGCTGAACCCGCCCCGACTCCAGAGGCTCCCAAGGAAGAGCCTACGGCTGAACAAGCCCCTGCGGTCGAGGAAGTTGCAACCGAAACCAAAGCCGAAGATGAGGCTCCAGAAACAGAGGCCGAACTCCCCGAAAGGGTGCGGATCGGAAGCTGGTCTGAGAATGAACGCAAGGCTCTCAAGATTCGGGCTAGGAATCCAGACCTCACTCTTGAACAGGCTATGGCCATGGTCAAAGGAGAGGCGGAACCCGCCAAGGCACAAGAGGAGCAGTTTGTTGCTCCCGCCGACATCGAAACCAAGATCGACGAGGTAGCGCAGGCGAAAGCCGCCGCTTTTAAGAATCTTGAATTCGACAAGGTTGCCGAGCTTGAAGTCGAAATGCTGAAACTGAACAAAGAACTTCGGAAATCCGAAAGGATGGCCGTGGATCGTGAAAATGTTCAGCAGACGCAACGTGCCAAGGGAATCGAAGAAGCAAAGGCTCGTGCCGTGGAGTTTTATCCCGATGCGGGCAAAGCCGATTCAGCCCTTGTTAAGAAGATGAATGAGATCTTCGACACGATGGTCGATACAGGGAATCCCCTCGTAAAAGACCCTTCGATGCCCTTCAAGCTGACACAAATGGCCGCTAATGAGCTTGGGATTGCACCTCGCAATCCTAGTGCAAAAGCACCCTCGCCAAGTGTCGCCCGCAAGGCTCCGTCTATTCAACCCGCGAGCGGTAACGCCCGCACAACTCCACAAGCCCCGCTTAATGCTAGAGATTTAGCCGACAAACTGGACGACCTAGAGGCGTATCAGCTCTTGATGGCAAAACTTTAGGGCGAGGCTTACAAACCCAACAGAATAGGAGGATATTAAAATGGCTAACCTTTTAATTCCTGAAAACAATTCGACGAGTGCAATCTCGTCACAAGCTTCCAATTTTCTACCCGAACTTTGGAAGAAAGGGGTGCAACTCTCGGAGGCTGCGGAGAATTTCTTCCAGCAATTCGAAGGCCCCACAGAAAGCTACCCAGTCATGTCGGTCCGTGACTTGAGTAAGGGGGCGGGGACGAAAATAACGTTCCGCACCATGTCTCAGCTCTACGGCGAAGGCGTGCAGGGTGAAACCTTAATCCAAGACAACACGGAAGACTTCCGAGTCGGATCTTATAATCTGACTGTGGATTTCTTGCGTCACGCTGTCTCTTACAATCGTCGGCTCGAGGAGAAAACTGCTCTCGCCAGCGAATTGAAGAGCAATGTGCCTGTGATGCTCGGTAACTGGCTCGGACGGATGAAAACCGAACGACTCCAGAAGCTGTTCCTCCACAGGGGTACTGCGAAGAACTACTACCAAGCTAACGGAAAGGCCTCGATCGATGCGCTGACGCACTCCGATACCCTCTCCTACGACGGGTTGATCGCCGCTGGTCAGCAACTCCGCACTCGTGGGGCTCGCCCTGCGACCATCGGCCAAGTTGGCAAGAACAAGATCCAGAAGTTCGTTATCGTTTCCACAGGCGAAGGCTTGCTTTCCCTCAAGAGCGAATCGAAATATCTGGCCGCCTTGAATGCCGCCGCCGCCGCTGAAGGCGAAGGTTCGAAGCAGTTCACTGGTGGGTACGTTGATCTCGATGGTCACGTCATCCGTCAGTTTGACCCTGCCGACCACGATGGTTACGGTGCGATCGGATCTCCGATCAATGCCAAAGCCAGCTTGGGCGTTGCAGTCGTCTCCGCTGATGACATCTTGGCCGCAAGCAAGACCTCCCTCACCCTCAAGGGTGGTGGAAATGCTACTGCCGCCGCAAAAACCGCTCCGAAGTACTTCAAGTTCTTCAGCGGGTACACCTATCCGACTGGTCTCGACCAGAGCGAAACCGCCATTAACTTCTCGAATCCTACTGGCACAGCCAGCGGGACGAGCTACACGGCTGGATACGTTCTGATCCTGTCGAGCGGAAAGTACGGCTTGTACAAGTATACTACCAACAACGGAAACACGCTAAATATCACCAAAGCATTGGTTAAATCATCCGATACTATTGGTGGAAGCAATACCCTTGCAGTCAAAGCGACTACGGCTTCGACTGGATGGAATGCAACCGAAGGTGTGACTCTCAACACAGGTTCGTTTGGTGACACAAAGATCACCAACTCGCACGCAGTTGGGGATCTGATTGTTGAGTGTAACGCACAGGGCGTACCGATTGGTCGCACGATGGTTCTCGGAGCTATGGCCGCAGTTCGCGGTTACGGATCCTTGGACGGCGAGCGTTCCGAAGAGACGTTCGATGGCGAATTCATTCGCAAGACCTACATCACGAGCATCTTTGGGCAAAGCCCTTATGTCCGTGTTGACGGGGAACAACCTAACTACCTCGTATTGAACCATGCGGTTCGTTACGCAGGCCTAGTGTTGCCCGTGGATAACTTCACCGCCTAAGTCTATTGGAGAGCGGGGTCGGGGGGAAACCCTCGGCCCCGCCTTCCTTTTATGAAGCTCCTCATCACGATTGCTGGTTCTTCCAGATACAACCCATTCATCAGACTTTCTGGTGGATCTGGTAGGTACTACACATTTACTTGGAATAACGAATTCAATGCCCATGTCTGGAATCGAGGCTTTATCAGCCAAGAGGATTCCTCGTCGGTGGATGATATTTTTGCTACTACGGATGCTTTCTGTCGGCCATCGGTTAAGATTGTTAAAGATGAGCCTGTTGATGAAACCCCTGCCCCTGTTGCAAAGACTAGGAGGCCTCGCAAGGCGGTGGCTGTATGAACGTCACCCAAGCCATAGATGCAATTTATGAAGTTTTCGGCATACCAAATAATGCGTCTGCCCCCGAGATCATGCGGAGGCGGATATTCAACGACCTTAATTCGGCGTTGCAACTCATCTGGTCAAAAGGGCATAGGCTCTTGGATTACTACACTCGTCAGACGATTACTGCGACCATCACGGCCAACTCAAATAATGTTGTCCTCAGTGACTCGGTGTCGGCGGTTCTCGGCCCTGTAAAGCGTGTTTCTGACGGACTGGGTCTTCGCCCGATCCGCACAAGGGGCGAGTACGATTCATTTGCCTCAATCTATGCTGGATCTCTGACAGCTCTTACTGGTGCGCCACCTCAAGCCTATTTTATTGATGAAAAACGCCCAGACCCAGACGCATCTGATTCAACAAAGATCACGCTGTCTGTAGTGCCAACACCTACTGCAAACACATCTCTCTCGATAGAGGTTTCGCTCAAAGCCCCAGCATTTACGGTAAGCGACTACGGCACAAATCCCGCAATCGTAATCCCTATCCCCCACAACTACGCAGAGACTCTTCTTTTGCCTATCGCTCGCTACTTATCCAGCAGTTCCCTGTTCTTTGCCGATAAATCTAAACAGAGAGAGCCTTTGCTAAAGGCCGAGTATGACAGGGCATTAAAAACCCTAGAGGAGGCCAAATGACATCATTACAGCTCGCCCAAAGGGTAATTTCATTCACTAATCTTCCAAGCGATCCAATCTCTATACCAGCCGATCTAGCCGCTACGTTGATTGGTGCGATCAATGCTGGGTTTGCGAAATACTACTTTTCAGCCCCTTCTGGCCGCAAGACAACCCCTGTAACATCGTTCCAGCTTGCCCCTGTAAGCGTGTCGGTTGGACTGACCCAAGGATCTAGGACTGTGACAGGCCTTACCCTTTCATCGAATACCGAAAGGATTGGAGATACTCTTGAGGTTGGAGACCGCAAATGTCCTCTTGGCATTGGCTCTACTCTTCGAGATCCGTGGTCTTTAGCAACTGGGACGTATACTGGCTTGCTTTATGACGATGCGATCCCCTTGTGGGCGCCAATTCGCAGGATCGAAGGATCTGTAATCTGGGATGAAGACCATCGCTTAACCTTCCTTTCCGAAGCTCCAGTACGCCAAGATACCCTCACCTACTATAGGCAGAGCGGTCTTCCCGCTTACTATACGGCAGAATACCTCGGAGACACTATTGGCGGTGGGGCTAGGGCTTTAGTTCGTGTTATCCCCCTGCCTACAAAGGCTTCCTCGATCCGTTTCTCGGCATCGCTGGAGCCACAGCAGTTGGTTCTTTCTGATCTGCAAACGCCCATTGTCATATATACCCCAAGTTCTGATATCGAGGCTTTCCTGGTTCCCCTAATCGCTGGGGAGCTAGCGACAACTTCCCTACTTAAACCAGAACTAGACAAAAACCTTATTGTAAAGAAGGCGTCGGAGTCCTTGGCCTTCTTGAAGTCGTACCACGAGCCTATCAGCGGTGCGATGAACAAGATGATGACTCCTGTGGGGTTCTAGTATGGCTCTTGTCGTACCACTCGCATCCTCGGCCAGCGTAATTGAGAACATCCTTTTTAAGGTACGGAGAGGGATTGCGCTGTCTAGGAACGCTTCACAGGCAAATCCCAACACAGGGGTAATGGTAGATCTCCCAGAGAAGATTGATTTTGAGATGACTCTTTTGAAATCTCACCAGAGCCTAACAAACAACAGAATTCTTGATAGCCTTGACGAGGTTATATCAAGTGAAGTTTCTGGCGATAGTGATTTAGAGCTATCTTGCACCACAGAGAAAAGCTTTGAGTCATCCATAGGGGGTGGAAACGAGCGGGGAGTTGGCAATAGTAGTGACAAAGCGGGCAGTAAAGAATTCAGCAAGGGGCAAAGTGGAGCATTGGGCAATGGCGGCGGCAAGGGCCAAGGAAAAGGCGAAGGCAAGGGCTGGGGAAAAGGCGAAGGCAAGGGCCAAGGAAAAGGCGAAGGCAAGGGCCAAGGAAAAGGCGAAGGCAAGGGCCAAGGAAAAGGCGA